GGTCTAGTTCTGAGGTTCCAGAGCCAGCCTCAACCACCGTGGTGACGAAGCCTTCTGGATCTGTTCCAGTAGCGTCCTCGTCCTGTACGTTATGAACCCACGGCAGAAACTCGTACTTGATGACATCGGGGCCTATTGCATCTATAACTCTCATCTGGTGGGAACCAGCATCCACGTAGACCAGGTTGCCACCGTATCTTTTGCCTATTACGTTTGCCATTTGAAACTCCTTCTTCTGGAGGTGTTACCCTCGGATTCCGTGAGCCTCACGGTTTATTATTTAGATCTAACTGGGCTGATGAGTTGCTTGTCCATCGGAGGTGCAAGCATCCCCTTCCTCAAACCTCTCGACTTACGCTTTTGTCTCGTATGCCGACAGATCTCCAGCCCAGTTCTTAGACAGTCAGCCGAGCCACATTGGGAGCAGACCGCCAACTGTTTATTTCCTTTTCTATTAGCCACTAGTCCTCGATAGCTGAAGCCATGGAAGCTGGGGCCAGTTCCTCGACTGGGTTATATGGTATATAGAACAGGTATCCCAGTTGAGCGTTGCTTCCTACGTCAGCCACTGTTGCCCTGATGCAGTCATAGTCATCGTCTACATCAAGATCAGCAGCATCGAAGTGAACAACCCAGATGAGATCTTGTTCCGCTGCCGTTGCGTTGGTATACGTGTTCGCAGCCGACTGGGTTGTTTTCGTCCATGTGCCAGTTGATGCCAAAGACGTTGCTGCCTGTTTCCGGTAGATGTCAGTGAAATTCAATGCCTGTGCGCCTGTGCCAGCCACTGCGGTTGCCTGTTGAATAGTCAGTGTTGGATCATCACCAGCAGTGCCGATTCCTGAAACGAACACAACTGCTACGCTTCCATAATTTTTGAGAGAGACATAATCCCCAGTGTTGGCTCCATCCTGGAGATCTATCGGGACGATGCCCTCGACAATATTTGCTTGTTCTAACAGTAATTTACCCACGATTATCCTCCTCGTAATATCTTTCTTAGCTTCTGGTTGCCAGAGCCACAAATGGACTCAGGGTGTTGCTACCGTTTCTGGGTGTAAGGGCTGACCGAAGCCAGCTTCGTCCATCCAGTCTCTGAATAAATCTCCAGACCATCTCGTCTGTGGTGAATTTTACATGAGGGCTGGCATCCACTGTGAGGGCTTGCCGATCACCGATCATGTAATAACTGAAGTCTGCCAAATAGATATCGCCTTTTGTTCCAAGTGTTTGCGCCTTCTCAGTTTCAATTACTGGTCTGCCGTAGATACTTGAAGGAGGGCCACCGACCATGTTGGAAATCCAGACCGATGAACCGCCTGTACCAACTGAACGTGAGAGTGAGGCGAGTTGAGGGAACGTGTCTGGATGAACCAGCCACACTGCTCGACTCTTGGAACTTGGGAGCATTCGGCTCCACATTTTATCAAGGTTTTCGGATACTATAGTTGTTGCTGCCTGACCTGTTTCCTTGGCAACTGTTACGAGAGATGGGCTGTTCAATATGCCTTCTGGCTCTCCTGCACCGTCACCGTTAATAAAGGAATCATCCTCAAAATAGGGCAACGCCAGACCGAACAGTCGCATCAGCAATGCTTCCAGTGCGATTGCTGAATCAGCGAGTAGTTCATTGGATGTTACCGTGTAGCCTGTCAATTTGTGAGCCGTCATTTTAAGTTGTCCGAAAGCTGGCTCACTGGAATCACTTGATACATCTCCAGCCTCTGCGTTCCAATAGGCTCTCACACCACCAAACACGGTTGAGGCGTGGGTGCTATCTTTGATAATCGGAATCGTCAGTGTCTCGGAGGCCATCGGTATCACCGTTGATCTTGGCCGTACAACTGCGCCTTCAAGTGCCAACATTAACAGTTCGGCTCTGAACTCTTCAGGAACAAGGAATCCACCTGTTGAGCCTTCGCCTTCTGCCAACTGTTTAGTCTCGCCTGAGATACCCTGCGCCAGGTGTTGGAGTCTGGGATTGCCTATTGCTGCGACCTTTAACAGCCACTCACCAACACTCCGAAATTCACCGTTGTCACCCACCGTGGGAGCATCCTTATTTCCCCAGAAGCCTTTCGCCTTGGGATTGTCATCCCCGAAAATTGCAGGGCGAGTGGATTCATGTGCGTTCACCTTCTGGGCTTCGAGTGCAGCACCAAGCTGGGTCTTGACCGCATCACCGAGTACCTCGGTTGCCAGTCCTTTCATGTGATCCTGAAACTTCTGCGGATCGGATTGAAGTTCCTCTAGTTGGGCCTGAGTTTTTATCTCTGCCATTACAATACCTCCTGTATCGCTTCTCGAATGATTTTGTTAACGTCTACTGGTTCGATTATAGGTTCCTTGGTTTCTACCACTTCCTCGGTTTTGGTTTCGGGCTGTTGCTCCTCGACCATTTGCGTGTTTTTTAGATACGCAATGATATCAGAACTGACCTGCTCCGCTATCGCATAAGACATTTCTTTCAGCGAGATATTAGGTCCTGTGGCTTCCTCGGTTTCCTCTGCCAGGATCTCATCCACCAGAGCCAGAATAGTCGCTGGAAGTTTCACGCCTTTCATCCTCTGGAGAGCATCGGGATTGGCTGGAACTATGACATGGGACACCTCAAGCAATTCCTGTCCTTTGAACTCGTAATTCGGAAACACCGACTTCCCACCAGTTCCATTCTCCAGTTCGGATGCACTGTCCCAGTCCGGCATGAATCCCACCGAAAAGGCTGCTCGCTTCTTGGTTGCGAGGTTGAATCCCCAGTCTGCCTGTTCGTTGCCTTCGTTGATGTAGTACTTCGCCACGCCAACCAGCTTCTCGCCCTTGATATCCATCGACTGCCATTCCCCAATCTGGGAGCGCAAGTCGGTGTAATCGTGGCTGCTGAGAAGTACTGGATGCCTTTTGAAGTTCTCAATCTGCCAGAACTTCTGCCTGATGACATCACCGTCGCGGTCTGGAGACTCAGTCGAAACCGTGGCTTCCACCAGTCCTTCGCCCTCGTCCAGCACCTTGGTTTCTGCTCGGATCAGCTTATCCATCTTGATCGGTTTTAATTCTTTTCTATCCATCTGGCCTCCTTACAAAAGAAAAAACTCGCCCAATGCAGTTCCAGTTAACTGCGAGCGAGTCAGCAAGGACTCATCTGGTTCGGAGAGAGACATCGGGCAAAAGGCCCATGCGTCCTCTCATCAATAATATACTTACCATGCTGACTTTCCATTGTCAACATTACACCTGGATCAACGTCTTGCACTTTCCGCAGAACACGCTTCCTGACAGTTGCTCTCCCAGATAGTGTCCTTTAGGACATCGAACCTTTCCAGTAGATTGTACCGATTCGGCCTGTGGTTCCTCTGCAGTTCTGTACCTGACCACGCACCGACACCTCGGATGTTGAGGTATGGTATCTCGTCCAGTAGGGAACTGCTCTGCTATCTTGATCCAGCCCACCGCCTGATTCGCCAGGCACTGCGACTCCACGCCCTCGTCACCAGCGGTAATCCATCGCTTCTCATTGCGTCCCTGCTCCAGGGCTGCGCCTTTTGTTCCCTGCCCCTGTGCCGTTGCAGTCTCAGTTCTCGCTACTGTCTCAGCTCTGGCAGGTGAGAACGCATAATCCTTTCTTAGTGCCTTGGTGATCGTATTGATGCTCTGCCCTTCGCTGATCGCCGTGCTTACCAGTTGGTTGACCCTGCGCCTCGTTAGTCCCTGTAAGTTAATGTCACCGTCCAGTCTTAATAATGCCTCGCCCCTGTTTGCTGCATATTCGGCAGCAAGCCTCTGTGCCTGTACTGGTACAAACTCAGGGAAGTCGGTCATGATGGATATGACAAATGCCTTCTCAAGTTCCTCCACCACCTCGTCACCGTACTTCACCCACCAGTCCCAGTTGTATCCATCGAGGTCACCCAGTTCGATCTTCTGGGACACCTGGATGTCCTTCCACGCACTGTCTGCCACGTAGTCCTGCAAGGCTGGAGCCACAAAGAACTGCTCCAGATATGCAACCAGATCCTCCAGTTCG